GTTCGAGAAGGCTGCGGACCGATCCAAGAACACAGAGTTTGTTCGGAAAGTGACATCTGGGTAGCCGGTATTGGGGATGAGCGGCGCGGTCACCACCGGGCCTCCGACCCGCACGGACGTCTGCTGCGGATTCACGCCAAGCTCGGCCGTCTCGGGAAGGCGATTCGCGGCAACGGCAGGCTCGGCATTCGGCTTCGGCTCGACCGCCTGGAATCGGTCGAGGCAGTGCGCCTCGTTGCCTAGATGCTCGGTCTTTCCAGCGGCGTAGCGTGCACCCCTCGGGGGTCGTGCTGACTCCCTTTCAAGCGCCTCGGGACGGCTGTACGGGTTACTCTAAGTATGATCCCAGGCATTCGTACTTGTTTCTTTTGGTTCGAAGAGGTACAGTCCAATGGCGAGCACCTTTGAACGTCTCCGTGAGTGGCTCGGTACGCCCACGTACGAGCGCGAGGGCGTTCTTCTATATTGTGGGGATTGCCTGCCTCTCTTGAACCGCTTGCGGCACCCTTGTGTCCGCCTGACGGTAACATCGCCGCCCTATAACATCGGTAAGGAGTACGAAAAGGGCCTCGCGATACCCGAATACCTTGACTGGTGCGAAGCCTGGATTCGCGAGATTCACCGCGTCACCGAGCGAAACGGCGCGTTTTGGCTCAATCTAGGCTACCTGTCGTTCCCTGGACGCGCTAATGCGATTCCGATTCCTTATTTGTTATGGCAACGCATTCCCTTCTTTTTGGTCCAAGAGATTGTGTGGAACTACGGTGCCGGCGTCGCATGCAAGAGAAGTTTTTCGCCACGTAATGAAAAGTTCCTATGGTATGTGAAGGACCAGGACAGATATCTGTTCAACCTCGATGCCGTTCGTGACCCGAACGTGAAGTACCCGAACCAAAAGAAGAATGGGCGGCTCAAATGCAACCCCAAGGGAAAAAACCCCACTGATGTCTGGGCAATTCCGAAGGTCACGAGCGGAGAGAATCGAAGTTCAAAGGAACGCATGCCACACCCCGCCCAGTTCCCGGCGGCACTGATTCAGAGAATCGTCAGAGCGTGTACTAACATCGGCGATGTTGTGCTCGATCCTTTCGTGGGATCGGGCACTGTAGCTGATGTTGCAATGTCGCTAGGTAGACCTGTCGTGGGGTTTGAAATCAACCCGGATTATGTCGAAATTGCAGTGAGGCGGCTTGAGCGAACGGGTCTGAGGAATGAGCAAGGGCGCCGGCAGCATGTGCTGTTTCCGGTGGAATGAATAACAGGTCACGGCTCGTAGAGTAACAGGAGCTTCGTCTGGTACACGATCGGCGCGAGTCGCGCTTGCTGTCCAGTAGCCGCCCTCTGCGCAATCCAGTCGGAGTGGTCAATCCAACCGAACCGGACGGCCCGGATACGTGGACGCGGTCTCGTTGGTGCGAACTTCTCGAAGTTAACGGCCAAGTAAAAGCCGGCCTTGCTTTTCTTTGCGGTTGATGCAGGTTGGGCATAACTTCGGTTCCCGAATATTTGCGTAGGATGGGACGATGTTTTTATTTCCACCGAGAAGGACGCATCGGGGACGTAAACAAGATCCTTGTCGTCTCCAGTCTTGTCGATTCGCCAGACGTCTGGGTAGCGCTCTTGGAGCTCTAAAGGAATAAGCTCGTGCAAAAAAAACCCCATAATCTGCGGCTTCGGGAAGATGTGTTGACCAATTGTAAACCCCTTGGTTCCGATGGCGGAGTCAAAGATCGAGTCCCAGCTTGATAGCACGACCTCCACAAGTTCGGCAGAGCGTAAGGGATGGGATTGTATCAGTTCTGTGGTCCTGGCTTCCCATCTATTCTCAGGCAAGTTGGCGTAGGGTGAGTCCGACATCGTCAACTGGCGCGCCCCCGGGTGTTCTTAAGCCTGGCATGAAGACGAGCAGCGAAGTCGGGGAAATCGACTTCTAGGGCGTTGCAAAACTTTCGCAGCTCCACCACATCAATCCGGCGCTCTCCCCGTTCGCACTTGCTTACGAAGGACTGAGTCCGCCCGAGCCGGTTGGCCAACTCTGTTTGCGTGACGCCCGCCTGCCTGCGAGCGTCCCGCAAAAGGCGGAGAAAGAGGCGGTAATCGTGGGAATAGATCGATTTTTCCATGGGACGTCACCCTCATGAGGGGCACGGTAGAGTCCGCTTTCGAATAGTCCAAAAAGGACTATCGGTACTCCGCGGATGCGGATACAGGCGCAGCGGAAGGCTGACCTCGAAGCCAAGCGCCAGGCGCGGCTCGACGTGATGACTCCCGAAGAGCGGGCGGCGGCGCAGGCGCACATCGACCGGGTCAACGCCGTGCCATACGACAAACGACCGGCCTTCATCGAGGGATCGCGCCTGGCGGTGACCGCCCAGTCGATCAAAACGTCGGTCGACGGCGGGATGGACCTGCGCGACGTGCTCGATTTGCTCGATGTCGAGGAGTTGGCGGCGGTGGACTGGCTCGTCAGCGCGGTTGCAGCGGCGAGGGGAAGTTGATGGCCCAGATCACGGACATCGCCGACGCAGTCGTCGTTGCTCTCAACGGCCAGACGTTCAGCCAGCCGTTCACGGCGGCGCGAGCGTATCGAGCGGCCTTCGACCTTCAGGAGATGAAGGACCTGCACGTGACGGTGGTGCCCAAAGGCATGGAACTGGTCACCGCCGGGCGCGGCGTGGCGCAGAGCGACCTTCAGATCGACATCGGCGTGCAGAAGAAACTGGCCACCGGCAACGACGCGGAGATCGACGCCTTGATGGACCTGGTGCAGGAGATCGCCGAGTTCATTCGCGCGACGAGGCAGTTCGGCGAAGCGGTCTGGGTCAAGACGGAGAACACGCCCATCTACTCGCAGGAGCACCTGGGCGAGCTGCGCCAGTTCACCAGCGTGCTGACGCTGACCTTACGGGTGATGACGTGAAAGAGACTTCAGACTTCAGGCTGTAGGCGCCTCTTCGGAGACCGTCCCTACAGCCTACAGTCTATAGCCTACAGCCTATGTTCCGCATGGTGACCAAGCAGATGTTCTTCGACCGCAAGGCGGTGACCAGCCGGGTGGACCGCGCGACGCGGAAGGTGCTCTCGCGGTTCGGTGCGTTCGTACGTACCGGTGCTCGGCACAGTATCCGCAAGCGCAAGGCGATCAGCGCGCCGGGCGAACCGCCGAGCTCGCACACCGGACTGCTGCGAAGATTCATCTTCTTCGGCTACGACCACGACCGCCGCAGCGTGGTCATCGGCCCGCAGCGCTTGAACCAGAAAGTCGGCGACGCGCCGCACGCGCTCGAGTACGGCGGACCCTCCACGGTGGTCGAGGGCTTGCGCGGCAGGCGAAGGAAGCGCCGCATTCGGATTGCGGCCCGGCCCTACATGGGCCCGGCATTCGAGCGCGAGCAACCGAAGCTGCCGGCCATGTGGGCCGAGAGTGTAAGGCTATAGACCGTAGGCTGTAGGCCGTAGGTCAGGAGCGGAGGGAACGAATCAATGCACCGAGGACTTTTGACGTTTCGACGCAACGCTCGCGGAGCGAATCATATGCTTCGGCAGCCAGGTAATTCAGGCGGTACGCCAGTGAAGCCTGATACTCGACTTCGCGCACGGAGCCGTAGGCCATGTCGAGGAAGCGCAGATAATCCGACTCGCTGTTTCGCGCGCAGCCTTCAACGATGTTCGAGGCACAGGACACGACGGCACGTCGCATCTGCGACGTTAACCCGAACTGTTCCTCTTTCGGAAAGCCGCGGGTGGCTTCGTACACGGCAAGGGCCAATTGGTCCGCGAGTTCGAATGCACGCAGTTTTGTGTGATCACGCATGGAGTTCTCCTACAGCCTATAGCCTACAGCCTACAGGCTAGGAGCGACCGCAAGGAGCGACAAGCATGGCGACTTTTGTTCTCGGCATGAACGCCAAGATCTATCAGGGAACCGCCGGCGATGCGCTGGCGACCCTGACCGAGATGGGCAACGTCCGCGACGTGACACTGAATCTCGAAGCGGGCGAGGCGGACATCACCACGCGGGCCAACTCCGGCTGGCGAGCTACGGCGCCCACGCTGCGTGAATGCACAGCCGAATTCGAGATGGTCTGGAACCCCGGCGACGCCGGGTTCGATGCGGTCAAGAACGCCTTCCTGACCAGCAGCACCCTCGAACTCGCCATCCTCGACCAGGACAAGGCCACGACCGGCGCGCAGGGGCCAAAGGGTTCCTTCTCGATCACGTCGTTCTCACGCAACGAGGCGTTGGAGGAGGCCATCACCGTGTCGGTGACGGCCAAACTCGCGGAATTCGATCAGTGGGTGGTGGTGTAATCATGAAGACGTTTACCGACACAACAGGGCGTACCTGGACGATCGCGTTGACCATCGACGCGGCCAAGCGGGTCAAAGGCCTGCTCGACGTGAACCTGCTCGAACTGGAAGCCGGCGATCCGCCGCTGCTGACCCGGCTCGCCACCGACGTGATCCTGCTGTGCGACGTGATCTTCGCGTTGGTCAAGCCGCAGGCCGACGCCGCCGGCGTCACCGACGAGCAGTTTGGTGCGGCCCTGGGCGGCGAGGCGATCCTGGCGGCGCAGACGGCGCTGTACGAGGAACTCGTCCATTTTTTCCGAGGCCTGGGTCGAAGCGATCTGGCCAAAGCCGTGGAGGCCCAGCGGCGAATGATCGACCTGGCGGTCGCGCGGATCGAGACGCGGATCGACAAGCTGGACCTCGGGGCCGCGATCGAGACCTGTCTGCCCGACCTGCCTGCCGGCAGGCAGGACAGGCAGGCGACCCTTGGCGAGTCGTTTACGAACTTGCCGGCGTCATTGGCGTCGACCCCGGACCACTGACGCTGCGCGAACTGCTGTGGATGGCCGAGGCCCGCGGGAGAGAGAGTTGGGCGCACACGTCGGCGATCCTCGCGTTGATTGCCAACGTCAACCGCGACCCGAAGAAGACGAGGGCCTTCAAGCCGAGCGACTTCGACCCGTACTCGGCGAAGGACAAGCGTGATGCGGCGATTGAAGTGAAGAACATGGACGTACTGAAGAAAGCATTTCTGCGCGGCACGGGGCCGGCGCAGATTGGAAACACGTCGCGGTAGGGACGGCCCTTGCGGGCCGCCCCCCGCACAGATCCCAGCGAGCGGGATTACCGCACTGGGCTCCTGCCTCAGGTGATGACGCCCATGCGACGCAAGGGATACGGATGACACACGTGGGCAGGAGGCAGCCACAACTCGACGAGCCGTCGCATCCGCTTCCAGGGGACGAAGCCTGTCTGGCTGCGTCGCGTCAGCGCACGCTGCCAGAGCCAGCCCACCCGGTAGCGGAACACGGCCAGCGCCCGGCCATTCATGGGCACGCCGTAGTATCGGATGTGCCCACCGACGACCGAACGCAGCCACTGCCCTACCACAGGAATCGGGTCGTGCCGGCGTCGCCGAAGTTCGGCTTTCACCTCGCTCAGCTTCGCCTGCAACCTCTTGCGCATCGTCTGCCGAAAGACCGTAAACATTCCATTGCTTCTCTTCTTCCCGCAAATGTGCGTGAAGCCGAGGAAGTTGAACGTCTCCGGCTTGCCCTGACCGCCGCGCCTGCGGTTCTCGGCCGCGAACGGCCCGAACTCCAGCAGCCGCGTCTTGTCGGGATGCAGCGCCAAGTTGAACTTGCGGAATCGTTCCGCCAGCTCCGCCCGAAACCGCTCGGCATCCGACTTGTGCTGGAATCCAACAATGAAGTCATCGGCGTAGCGCACGACGATCATGTCGCCCCGCGCGTGCCTTTGTCACCACTGCCGGACCCACAGGTCGAACACGTAGTGCAGGTAGACGTTGGCCAGAAGCGGCGACACGCTGCCGCCTTGGGGCGTCCCTTCTTCACTTCGCGTTCGCGTCCCGTCCTCCAGCACGCCGGCGTTCAACCATTTCTGGATGAGCCGCACGACGCGCCGGTCCGCGATGCGGTGCTCGATGAACTTGACCAGCCAACCGTGGTCGATGGCGTCGAAGAAACCACGGATGTCGGCGTCGAGCACCCAGTTCACCTTCCTCGTCAGCAGTCCCGTGTAGAGCGCGTCCAGCGCGTTATGCTGGCTGCGCCCCGGCCGGAAGCCGTACGAGAAACCGAGGAAGTCGGTCTCGTAGATGGCGTTCAGCACCGTGACCGTGGCCCGCTGGACGATCTTGTCTTCCAGCACGGGCACGCCGAGCGGTCTCTGCCGCCCGTCGGCTTTGGGGATGTACACCCTACGAACCGGCTTGGCCCGGTACGCTCCGCGTTTGAGCCGCGCGGAAAGGTCGTTGAGGTTTTCCTCCAACGCCTCGCCGTAGGCTTGCCACGTCTGTCCGTCCACGCCCGGCGCGGCATCTCGCCGCAGAGCGAAGTACGCTTGCCGGAGCGTGTTCAGGTTGTAGACGTGGTGCAGCAGCGCGGTGAACCGCATCTTCTTATCCGCTCTTGCCGCCTGACGTATCCGCTCCAACGCACTGGGCAGGTCATCGGAGTGAACGTAGGTGCCTCCCCTTGGCGGTATCGGCGGTTTCCCGCTACGTGCCCGTTTAGGGTTCTCCATATTCGCCTCCTTCGTCCGGCTCGGTGTCCGGCACCTGTTTTGTCGGGGCGGATTCCCTTTGGCCTGACCCCTTCCCTCCATCCCTTCCGCCGCCGACGCGCCCTCGGCACCAGACGATGCCAACGGTACGTCCGCCTTGTTCGGGGATTTCGCAGGTACTACGGGTCTGTCCGACTTCCCGTGTCCGTTCATCATCGGCGTGTGTCCTTGGACTTCCCGACACGACCCGCCAGGCCATCTTCTGCGGGTGGACACGGGACCTCCCGGTTCTCGCGCGAGGTGTTTCCGTACATGCACGGGGTCTCGGACCGCGCGGGGTCCCCGGACATCTCGCGATATCGATGCCCGAGGTGTGGCCTTCCGCGTACCTCCACGGCGTCGGCACCCCGGAGGGAACTTCTTTCGCGGCTCAATACCCGGCCTGCACGTACCCCTGTCAACGCTTCGCCCCTGCCCTCGCGGGCAACGACGCATGACTCGGGGCCGCCGTGGGCCGCTAACCCTTCAACGTATGACTCTTTCATTCACTACACCTCGCCGGTTTATCCCGGCGCACGGAGGAACCGGTCATGCTGATCATCGACTGTCACGCCCACATCTACGGCACGGACACGAAGCGCTATCCCATCATCGAGCAACCCTATCGTCCGCCGCGCGGCACGGGCACCCTGACCCACCTGCGGCGCGAGATGCGGGCGGCGGGCGTGCGCTACGTGACCGCCATCCAGACCAGCACCTATTACCGGTGGGACAACCGCTTCACCGCCGACTCGTCGCGTGACAACGCCGACTGGATGGTGGGCGTGGTGACGTTAGATCCCGACGACCCGACCAGCCCCGGCCGGCTCGAACAGTACGTGCATGGCTTCAACGTCCGCGGCATGCGGAGCATCCCGGGCAAGGACGGCAAGATGGACGCCCCCGGCGTGTTCAAGCTGTGGGAGACGGCCGAGCGACTGGGCATCGTGATCAACGCCTTGGTCAACCGCGACAAGCAGCCGGCACTCGAGAAGTTCATGACCAGGCTGCCCAAGCTGCGGGTGGTGATCGATCACTGCCTGAACATCGTCGCCGGCCCGGAGGTCGAAGCCAACGTCGCCGCCATGGAGGCGTTGGCGAAGTTCCCGAACGCCCACGCCAAGCTGACCTTCCTGCCCACCGGCACGAAGGAGGATTATCCCTGCCGCGACCTGTTCGAGCCCTGCCGAGCGATCATCGACGCCTTCGGCCCCGAGCGCTGCGTCTGGGGCAGCGACTTCCCCTGCGAGCTCTGGTGCCCGAAGGTGAGCTACATCCAGCACCTGAACATCTTCCGCCACGAAATGGGTCTGAACGCCCGCCAGAAGAAAACGATCCTCGGCGAAACCGCCCACCGACTATGGATCGAGCCGCTCAGGTAGGATCCACGACACCGCATCGGAATATGGGGAACTCCTGATACTCAGGGGGAATGGCTTCGTTGCCGACGATGTGCACGATTCCTCGATTCACCGCCGCCTGAAGAGGGAAGAACGAGACGAACTGGTGGGGGAGGATTGCACCAGTAAGGAAAAACTGGGAGGCGGGTCTGTAAATATGCCGCGCAATATGCGTATCAAGCACCCATAGTTCGGGCGTCTATGCGTGTACTGAACATA